CTCAGAGAGAGCTCACACCCGGCCCGTTTCAAATTAGGTCGTGGGGACGAGGGACGAGATGTAGCCCGACTTCGCCAACGCCTCGGTGCAGATAGATTGGTGAGTGAAGAGCCGCGACTCGATGCCCATGTTGCTCGGCAGGTCGAAGAAGATCTTGCCGCCGGTCACGGGGTTGACGCCCGTGATGTCGGCTGCGCCAACGCGCTTCCAGTACTTCTTCGGCTTGGCCAGGCAGTAGCCGTAGCCTTCCCAGACCATAGGGTGAGCCTTGATCGTCAGGTCGCCTGCCGACGTGGTGAAGGTGATCTCCTTCACGCCGACTTTGACCTTGTCGCTTCCCAGCTTGTCGCGTTGAACCGCGACGATGTCGGTGACGAGGTCGTCAAAGTTCTTGTTGTTGATGTAGAAGTTGGCGCCTTCCATGAGTCCGCCGCGCGACATGATCGCCGACGCCAGACGCTTCGCCTTGTCGAAGTCGAGGGGACCAGACGACGCCGGAGCGTAGCTGATACCCTTCCACTGCGAGTAAAGCGTCACGTCGATGTTCTGGATGTTGCCGCTCGTGGCGCTCAGCATCTTGTGGATGCCGTCCATTTGGTTCCCGTAGGAGCCCGCGTGGTAGACCGACAGCGTTCCAGCACCGAGGGCGGTGATGAGAGCCGAGATCCCCGTGCTCGTGCCGGAAACGGTGATCTTCTTGTTGTCGAAATCGACGGAATCGACCGAGAAGATGGCGTTCGCGCCAGACGAGACAAGCGAAGAGCCGCTGTAGAAGTTGATAGAGTCGCTCTGAGCACCGGCCCAGATGCCTTCGGCCCACTTGGCGGCGAGGATCGCCACCGTGTGGTGGGTCGAGTCCACAACCGTACCGGCGCCGGTCGTGTCGGCAATGCCGGAGCCGCCGTAGAGACACTGAAGCTCAAGGAAGCGACGCAGCGACATCTGCATACCTTCGAAGAAGAAGGGAGCAGCGCGCTCGAAGCTGTTGCGGCTCGACGAGAGCTTGGCGGCGTCTTCGTTGGAGAGCCAATCACGCAGGGCCATCTGATAGCCGTACACTTTCGACTTCACTTGAGAGCCAACGATCACGTCACCCAGCGCAAAAGCGCCAGCGGTGCCGTCGCCCTTAGCGAAGGTCACGCCTTTGGGGACGTTCGTGCGGACTGCCATTTCGAAGTAGTCACCAAGGGCTTCGCCCTTCGAAAACTCGATGTCCTTTTGGATCACGGCAAAGTCAGGGACCAGATTGGGCACGCCATCGGGGCCGAATACGGCCTTAGCGAGGGACGTGAGATTTTCTGCGGCCATTTGAGATCGCTTTCTTGGTGTGAAAGCGAGGCGGGGTTATTTAAATATTAAGATTGGTTAGCGGCGGTAGCGCGCGTCCCATTCTTCTTGGGTCAATGGTTTGTTTTGGTCTCGGCTTGCTGCTGGAGTCGCAGGGCCTTTAGATGCGGGGTCCGAGGAGCCGAACTGGAGGGCGCCGCCAGAGCGGAGCTTGCTCACGTCGAACTCTCTCAGAGCCTTGAGAGACGTTTCCCCGAGCAATTCATGGATACCCTGAGGGTCCAAGCTGCCGAGAAACTTTTGGACCGAAGTCCGGTAGACGCCTTTGATTTTCTCAGCGGCCTCAACTGCTGTCAATGGGCGCTCGATCTTTCCAGCCTTCGCCGCGCGAATGGACTGCTGCATTTTTGCAGCGATGAGACCGACAGCGTAAGGATCGCTCACAGGAAGACCGGAGGCTTTGAACGCTTCGCCAATTTGCTGATCGTAAGACTGAAGTGCGCGCGTCTCTTCGATCTGTCTTGCGCGAGCCACTGCGAGACTGCGCTGCTCTTCGCGCGTTGCCTCGTCGGCTGCGACCTTTGCCTCGAGCTCCATGATCCGGCGTTGCTCGGGGCTCATCTCCATGAGCTCGATCTTTTTTTGCAGCCGCTCTTCAGCAAGGCGATCAAGGGAGTCTTTATCGAGGCCTTCCTTCTCAAGCGATTCCCAAGGGTTTTGCTTGAGCGATTCGCGGAAGCGACGCTCGGCCTCGAACTCTTTGCGGGCCTGGGCTGCCTCGCGGGCTTTGGCCTGCATGGATTTCTCCATGCCTTTGACGAGAGCCGCATCTTCAGCCGAGAGCTTCAGAACGCGGGAGCCGACCTTTACCTCAACTAAGCCACTGGCCTCAGAGGTGCTCGCCTCACCCGCCTGGGCCTGGCCTTCCTGGCCAAATAATTGCTGGCCCTCAGAAGTCTGTGAGCCTTGCTGTGACGACGAATCGAAACCCGAGCTTGCCTGCCCGGAACTCTCAGATCCGCCGCCTTGGGACGTTGCTCCGGTGGACGCTGCCGCGCCCGTGGATACAGATGCAGTACCTTCCATTTACCCTCTCATTTGGTGTGAGAGTGAGGCGATGGGGTTTTAGGTCTCTTCGCTAACAAAGAACTCGATGCGGCCGGTGGCGCTGTTAACAGAGTTTCCGCTGATCTGAAGCGAGTAGTCGCCCAGAAGGAAGAACTTCTGATTCACAGTCGCAACGGCCGGATAAACGATCTCAGTCGTGGTCGTGTCGCGGTTTTGGAGAACACCCGCCAGGGCGTCAACGCTGGTATCTGAGGGATCGCCGAGAGCCACGTCCCAGTTGTCGGTCGGTGCCGTAGAGCCGGGGTTGGTTACGACCTTCTGAAGGAAGCCCTTCAGTGTGATCGTCGTGTTCGGGACCGATCCGTTCAAGGCATCGCCTACGAAATCGACGGTGATTTTCTCGACGAGCTTCTTCTTGTCCCCGAGACCGTAGTCGAAGACTTGCCTTGTGACGGTTGTACTTCCTGCCATTGTTCCTCCTGGTTAAGCCGCGCCAGGAGGCGCGACGTTGACTTCTGCATCGGGCGGTAGCGGCGTGCCTGCGGGGACCGCTCCGGGCTGAGGGGGCGGCGGCAAGTCCATGTCGGAACCCTGGCCACCTTGCGGCGGACCGGCGTCGGGCGGCGGCATGGGAGGCGGCGCCTCTCCTGAGAGCTGCGCAAACATGGGATTCTGGGTCGCGCGCAGGTTCATGTGGTCTTGAACGTGGGCAAAGACGTTTTCGAGCACCCGTGTGGCCTCGGGATCACCCGCGGCAGCCGCAGCACGAAGCTCGGGGTTTTCGGTGATGCGCAGGTGACGCTGGGCGTGGAAGAGATGGCGCTCGCCGACGATCGCTTTCGCAGGCTTGCCCTCCATGAGCTCCTCATTTTCCCAGCGCACATATTCCTCGAGCGCGGAATCGTCCTCGATTGCCTGCGTCAGGTTCCCGGTCTCAATGAGCTCGATGTAGGCCTCGGGGCTCTTAAGCAGGCCCTTGTCCATGAGCTTGTCGCCGATATCGACGCGGCCCGCATAGGTGCGCGTGAGCGGGTTTCCGATGTTGACCGCAACCGATGCGATGCCTTGAAGATCGTTCTTCGTGAACTCTTTGACGGCCGAGCGGTTCTTCTTGCCCGCAAGCTGCACCACGCGCGAGTTGTTGGCGTGCTTTGCGAGGTTGTCGATGAGCACAAACGTGCCGACATCTTCCAGAAGCTCGACCCAGCTTTGCTGGAAGCCCGAGGCAAACTGAATTGCCATGGACTGCACAAGTCCCAGCGCCACTCCGGACTTGAGGTTCGAGTCAGGATTGCCGCGGGCTACCGAGTTCACGCCCGAGATCGTCTCAGCCAGCTTCTCGCAGAGAGCTAGGAAGTCGTATAGCTCTTTTGGCGTGCCGAGAAGATTCAGCGCCTCAGGCTTCGCGCCACCGGCTGCATTGGGGTTGTACTTGATGCAGGCAAGGCCTTCTGAGAGCTGTTGAACTGCGATGTCGCCCGTTGACGGCATGAGGATCTTCGAGACACCGTGCGCTTGCACGTTGGTGAAGATCGAAGAGATTGCGACGTTGTAGGCCTTGTTGATTGAGAGAAGGTCAAAGCCGTGCGTATAGCCCTCGGTCGTGCCAAGCGCCTCGGACGGATTGATGCGGAAGACGGGGAGCTTGCCTTTGGTCTTCGGGTCGCCGTAAGGAAGCGGGCCGTCGGAGAGCGTGACGCCGGGGCCGCCGATGAACGCACGGCCCGTCGGAACCGCGTCGGTTCTCAGGTGATAGAAATGGAAGACCGCGACCAGATCGGAATCGACGTTGCGATCGTAGGGAGTAAGTGACTGCGAGCCCTCGAACGTGGCGCGCGAAGGAAGTCCGTCAATCTCGACCGATTTCTCAGGGTACCGAGCCTTGAGCTCCCATTTGTTCTCGTAGCGAACGACGAGGACCCAAGGGATCTTGCGGAAGTCGTCGAGCGTGTAGTCGTAGTAAACGTCGAACGGCGAGGGAGAGCTGCAATCAACGTCGCCCTCGTATTGGGGTATTTTCTTGGGCTGGCCGTCGGACCCGATGGGGCCGTCTTTGACGCCAATCACGCGCCCCGCGAACACGTCCCAAGGCAGGTACGCGAAGCCCTTCGAGTAGACGAGACCGGCCTCGGCTGCGTTCTTCAGGTAGCGCGCCATGCGCTTTTCTTGGAGGTAGCCGTCGAGAATCGAGCCGCCGATGCGGGCTTGTCTGAGTGAGGCAAGATCTGAGTTGATGGCGCGCGGATCGAACGACGGCTTTTGGTTCACCGTCATATTGAGCATGTGCGTGAGAAGGTTTCGGTAGTGGTTAACCGCGAGTAATTTGAGTTGGCCCTGCACTCCGGTGCGGCCAATGAAGCTTGTGCTTCCGCCCGTTCCGTACCCCGACCAGTGATAGCCGTAGTAGAAGCGGTGGGACTCGATCATCCGGTCCCAAAGACCGCAGGCGGACATCTCCTGCCTGAAATTCTTCGTGTGGTCGGAGAGATATGAGCAGAGATCCTCGGATTTCGAGGATGCGAAATAGGAGTCTTTGCCTACGCTCACGTATACCCTCCAAAGGGAGCAAAGACCTCGGATAGGTTCTTCTGCTCACTGTTGGCGGGTGTAACGCCGAACGTATGATACCTAGTGGGATCAAGCCCTTTTTGAGGAAAGGGATTGGTCCTGCGATCTAGATGCCTATTAAAGTAAATGGCTGCGGCGAGAGCGTCAAGGTGCCCATTCTCTTTGGAGCGCGTGAAGTCCGTCTTCTGTTCGTTCTTCCACATGCCGACACGAAGCTGCCTGAGCAGGTTTGGACATTTGCGAGAGACTTTGACGCGTCCTTCTTGAACTCGACGACGGAACGCGTGAATTGCTGCGTGAAGGTCGGCCTTGTCGGGGAGAACGACCGGATATTTGTGCGTCTCGGAGATGTCGAAGAGAAGCTGCTTTGAGGCGTCATAAACGCGCATTTTTGGCGCGCGGATCTGGCCCTCGCGGTCCTTGAGATGGCCCCAAAGGCGAGACTCCAAGGCCTTTGCTTGGTCAATGATGTCCTTTGTGGCTTCTCCCGAGAGCACGAGCTCTTCCTCAAAGACATCCCAGTCCCGCTCGAAGTCGTAGTAGCCAAAAAGAAGGCCCGTGTTGTCGTCAAAGCCAGAGTCGCCCCCGACCATGGGGATGAAGTAGGCCGGGCGCTCGAAGTCTTCCGGCAGAACGTCTTGGCCTTCTTGATCTTCGGGGTTTCGCTCGCCCCACTCTTTGACGACGAGCTTGGTGGCGTTCGGAACGTCAAGACAGAGGTACTCGCGCAGCCAGACCTCCGACTTCTCGCCCCCTGCGTCCTTTACGGCCTGGTCAATGGCCTCCTGGTCGAGCGAGGTGTTGTCGAAAATGGTCTTCCGCATGAAGCGCGACTCACGCTTGGCCTGCTCACGCTCCGGGTAGTATGGATGCGCCAAGTCTTCTGACGGCGTGGAGGCCATGACGAGCTGTCCGCCGGTTGTGAGAAGCTGCGGCGAGAGGATGGATTTAACAACGTGTGGATGGCTCCAAAAGCCGTACTCGTCGCACACGATGATGTGCGCAAATGGGCCGCGAAGACGCTTCCCGCGGTCTTTATCGACGCCGTAGACCTGAATGAACGAGCCATTGGGCCCGACAAAGCGCGAGCCGATGACTTTGAACTTGAATTTAAGGTGCTCGGGGCAAGTTTCTTGGATGGCCTCAAGAAGCGGCTGCAAAACATCCCGCGCCTGGGCCTTCTCGGGCATGATCCAGCGGCAAACCCAGCCAGGATTCTGGCGGAGCTGCTCGAGAACGTGGACGAGTACGATCGTGGACTTCCCCCAGCGGCGTGCGCATTCAAGAAACGGCCGCTTAAGGCCTCGAATGTGGTCGTAAACTTCGAGCTGCTCGTCGCGAAGAAACCAAGGGGCGATAACGCCCAGCTCCCACATGACTGAGAGTGACTCTTCGTTTGTCGCCTCCTCTGGGACGAACTCACGAAGCGGCTCGTCCTCGAAGATCACTTAGGCTTCCCGGCCCGGGCCTTCGATGTGAGCTCCGCGAACTGCTCTTTCGTGAGGGTGAATCCCTGGGAGGAGAACTTCTTGGCGTCTTCCTTGGCTTCTTCCTTCGACTTGTCGCGCCAGCCGAAGCGGTTACGCATGTTGACGACAAAAAGCGCGGTTTGGAAGAACTCGGAGCTAAGGCCCTCGACCGACTGGGTTTCCCACCACAAAAGGCAGGAGAGCTTTCCGACCTCATAGGCCTCTTCAAACTCGGGATTGGTCTTGATCCAGTTGTAGAGGGTCCTGCGCGAGACACGGGCCACACCGCCAAACGAGTCAAACGACAGCCCGCGAGCCATGTGCTCGATAAGCCGGTCGCAAAACTCCGGCCGGTAGGCCGATGGGGTCACATGAACTTCCTAGGTTGGCTTGCGCCCATCATGAGGCCGCCCATCTCGGAGCGAAGCTCGCTGAGCTGCTCAAGAATTGCGTTGTAGCGGTCGTCTCGCTGGCGCGACACCCAGACCTGGACGCCGATGAGCGCTGCGACCGAGGCTTGAGCAAGGAAGATGGGCCATTGTGGTTGAATGATGACGGCCCCGCTGAGAGTCGCCAGGAAGGCGAAAAGGGCCAGGATTAGCTTTTTGTCCATTGGATACTCCCTCCTTCGAGAGTCCGCAGTTAAGGCTCGCAGGAGGATCACCTGGCGTCACACCAAACACCGGATGACCCCTGGCCCGCATCGAGCCAAGTCCACCTCAAAGACCCCTGCCCTTTGAACGTCGCACCTTCTCCGCCGTGGGCACATGCAAACGCAATGTAAGCAAATGTATTTCTACAAAAAGTGTGAGATGCTCGGCCTCACCTGTTTCGGAACCAAGGGGTTGGGGATGGAAAAATCGAAGTACAAGGTGCCGCTCAAGGCGTCAGCGACTTGCACGGAGAATCTGACGGTGCGGGTTTCAAAAGAGTTGAAGCTGCTTGTGACGGAGCTTGATGAACGCGGCGTGGACGTGCCGGAGCTTATCCGGGGGATCTTGGCGTCAGAGCTTGCTCAGGCGAAGAGCGAGCTGGAGAAGGCGGCTTAAGGGCCGCGAACTACGGACTGTACCCCTTCTAGCTTCTCGCGGATGGCGTCGAAGTCTCGACACAGAATTTCATTTGCCTTGTTGATGATGCCGCAGTCCCTCATCTCGCAAGCCGCCTTGAATGCGGCTTCCAGCTCTTTAACCCGCCCCACAAGCCACGGCCCCCAAATGTCGAAGTGATCTGCGATGTCGGCAAGTTGTGACGACGAGCCTTTTTTTACTTCCTCGCGTCCCTCCGCAAGGCACCGCTCAACATGCTTAAGCTTTTGCGCGTTGGTCATCATGTCGAAGACTTTCATCCTAAATCCCCATTCTCTACGGATTCGATGAACTGAAGCACCTTGTGTCCACGTCCCATCATCACAAGTCTCTCTGGGCTGGCGTCACCAAACATCGGGTTCGGGGTAGAGAGTCATTTGAAAAGCCTCTCATCAGCCAACTCGTCGAGAAGATCGAGAAGCTCGTTCATCAGCGTCCTAACGCCTCTATGGTCGCGTTTATGTTTCTCCATGATTTCCCAGATATCAGCTTTCAAGTCCTCCGCTCGACTAATGACTTCTTCGATCTGTCGCTTCACGGCGCCCCCACTTGATTCAACGCTCATCAGTCAATCACCTCGCGACTCTCCTCAAGGAAATGATCGTATTCAAGCACCTTCTTGATCTCGTAGAATCCAACATCAAGCCCCATCGGCTTGTGCTCCGGGTGTCCGATGAAACATCCACCGCTTGCGGCAAGGAACCTGCGGTCACTCAGCTCAAACAAGTCGCCATTTTCTACGACGTGCCGCACGAGACCGTCGGCCGCTATCTTGTGATCTAGTCGCTTGGCATCACTTGGGATCTCGTCTACTGGAAACACAAGGCAATCACCCTGCTGCTCAACAGTTCCAACGTCATTTGTCGCGATGGCCGCACCGTCAAGCGTCTTGGGCCAGGAGAACGACTCAAGCTGATTGCGAAACTTGATCGCATCCCGCACCGTTAGACACTCGGGCCGCACGCCCTCCACGTGCCATGTTTCGAGCATGGAGGGGTTTTTCATCTTAAGAAACGGGCGGGTCCGGTTGTCACCAAGCTCGATTGAGAGGAGTTCGTATCCGTTCTCGGAGTCGATCGTCTTTGCGCCGAGGATTTCAATTGCCTTAGCGATGCCGATCTTCCGAACGATCTCACGCCGAATGTCGGCATTGGTCTCTTTGAGGATCTGCTCCTTCGTGAAGGCATCGGCCTTGGTGTCCGCGTATTCTTTCGGCACAGTCACGCCATTGAAGCGGTAGAGCTCAAAGCCGTCGGCGTAATGAAGAGCGGGCCCATCGAAGTTGTGCAGACGGAACTGGGCGTTACGGTGGATCTCGACAGGCTTTTCAGTGAAGACGACGGCACCATTGAAGAACCACGTCCAGCCAACATTGCCAGCCAAATCCATAAGGGGTTGCAGGCGCTCGCAAGCCTTGATCCCGCATTCCTCGAGGAAGAAGTTGTAGTAACTGAGCCAGCCCGCCTCGTGAGAGGCCCAGAAAGATCTCCACGTCTGAACGCGGACCTGATCGTAGACCTGAGCGCGGACCTGAGCGCCGACCTGAGCGCGGACCTGAGCGCGGACCTGAGCGTAGACCTGAGCGCTGACCTGATCGTAGACCTGAGCGCGGACCTGAGCGTAG